GGAGCTGAATATCCACGACCACGGTCAACGAATTCAAAGTATGTAACCACACCATCAAGAGTAAATGCATTTGCAGACGCTTGCACAGAAAGCAGAGATGACTGTACGGTGATTTCTTCGATAAACCCAAATGTATCAATATTGTTAATATCCGTAGATACCGTAGTTACGATACCTTGTTCGGCCGCAGGCCCAAAGAACTTAACCTTCATTGAAAAATCTAATGTATAAATCAGCGAGCGGCGTGATGTAAATTCACCTTCGTAATCATCTGATATGCTAATACTGTTCAGAGTAATAGGAACGTCAAATGACTTTTCAAGCTCATCAATAAACTTGACTGATAGTGTATATGTTGGTTGGAAATACGGTACGATCTGCTCAAATATTTGCAACGCATCATCCTGGTTCTTTGCAATAATATTTAACTGCATATCAACCATATATGGAGTCACCTGTCCAACAGTAGAGCGAGTAGTCGCTGATGACGTAGTTGTAATTGTATTAAGAGAGCTTGTCTTTGTTGTAGTGTCATATGACATATTAGTGATTTCAAAAGACATGCGAGGAAGCTTAATCGCAATCTTTGGATCACTTAAATCGGCTTGCTGATCTAGACGAGATAGAAATTTTTGCTTAGGTCCATATGACAAAGGTACCCGTTGCTGGTCTTTGACAATACCAGCATTATCTTTGCGTACTACTCGAATGTCGTTGAAAAGAGTTCCAAAGACTGCTACTGATTTTCTTAGAATCGCGTGATAAAAATGATCACCAAACATTAGCTAGGTTCTCCAAATGGATTTTGTTCTGAGAAGTCGATAATGTCATCAGCNGTATTTTCAAAGTCCCAGTTTTGGGCACCGCTATCATTTTCAAACGTTCTATTTGTGGCATCGTTGAGGTCATAGATTTCATAAACTTCGGCACTCATAGTGGCATTGCCTTCTACATCATCTATAATATATGTATGAGTATCACCACTTGTCGATAGATAGAAATCTTTTACATCTGTTGAGTTAGTCTCAAGGTCTGTAAAGAATAACGTCCGATTTGTGATAGTACCACCAATTGCATCTTGCTCTGTAAGAATACCAGAGACAAATGGTAATGCATCTCTTAAATCAGCAATAACCGTGTCAATGCCATTTAGTTCGGCCTGTAGGATATCTATTTCGGACTGAACTGATTCGTCGGCAATCAATCCAGGCAAATCAATCTTACGCTGAAGTGCTGTACGATATGCTACAGTCGGGAAACACTGGTAATAACGTTTACCAAGTTCAAACTCACCAGTAATGTTACGTACCAGCATGGAAAGAATATCGGCATGTACTTTTTCAACTTCGTCAATCTCTTCGATACCAGTTCTAAAGTCTTCGTCATTGTATTCAAACAGACGGCACTGTAACTTATATGTTGGCAGGTTCTTTAGCTGATAAAACGGTTGTTCATGCTCAACAAAACTAATTTCGAAAAGTGAATTACTTAATGGAAGGTAAATCAAATCACCTTCGTTCGGCCTAAAGTTATCAACAGTATTGTTCCATATGCCAACAAGTTTATTCCATGTTCGGCGAGCAACAACAAAGGTAACTTCGTCACGGATCTCAATACCAAACTTTGACATAAGGTTACCCTCACCGCCAAAGCCTTCAAGATCTTCGACATACATCTCAATCATGTAAGCATCATCAAACTGCGATTCACGATCCTCATTGAGAATCATGTCACGAGTTACGATCTTACGTGGGAGGTAATACGTTTCTTGACCATAGATCTTTAAAGCTTCNATTTGAATATCTTCAAACAGATGCTGCTCAGCATTACTTCCTTGACTAAAATATACGTTACGAGGCATTTATATTATCCTGTGAAAAAGTCAACTGGCATTTCGAAGTTCATACGAATCTCTTCTTCCAGTTTTTCAATATCTGCATTTGCATCTTCAAGTATTGCACGACCATTTAGAATCACACCACCTGGAAGTTGCATACCTTCGAACTTAGATAGGTTGACACCCCACTGGTGTTTGAGTAGCGCAGTTACATATCGTTTTAGCCACATATCATTGTATACCTGAGTAAATGTACCAGGATCAATAATCGCATCACAGTCAACAATAACATACTCACCGGCATTTATCTCGTCCCAGTCGATATCAAGATGTAATCTATCTTGGTGACGCGAGAATCGAGTAGGTGTTACATTGCCATTTAGAATAGTTTGGATAGTTGACAGATACTGCTGTGTCTGATAGTAGAAAGAAAGACTACCACCATTGCGCATGTCGTATAGGTCATTTAGGTGAATTTGGTAACGCGCATCAAACATGTTTACCGAAGAGTTCTCATCTCCGATTGGGAACACTGTTCGCACATAAGTGTATTGGTTAGCAACTGGAATATACCTATTAGTGATATCAGCTGCAGTAATCTCATGTTTGAGATACGTACGGATAATAGCATCACTATGGTAGGTCTGATAAAACTGTAAAGCTTCATCGACACGATCTTCCATCTGGTCTTCATCCAAGTTAACTTCAATAACCGGAGCGCCAAGCTTACGAAGAGCGTAGTCAATTAGCTCCTGTCTAGAATTTGGATTTGCCATAAAAAAATAGTCCTACAGATGTTTGGTTTCTATAGGACTATTTATATGTTTTAGGAAGCTAGGATTAGTATACTATAATATAGATTTATTCAGCACCCAAGGTTTTAGTAATAGCTTCTTCACTAAATGCCATATAGATGTACGGACTACTAATAGTTGTATTGGTTTCATACCAGTTAGCGGTTGTCAGACTGAATCCATTGCTAAAAATTCTGATATCATCATCTATAGTACGACCATCACCACCTTGAAAATACGTAGTGTCAAGCTCGATCCGATTGTCAATTTTAGTCCCTGGAGTTCTATGCCGGTCGTAAACTGACCAATTGGTATGTGTGGCCGAGGTTCCAACAGCTCTTACAATGACCATTGCAGGTTTAAATCCACAGTAAACAAACGGAGCATCTGTTTTGCTAGCGGTTCCTTGATAAGATCCAAATTTACTATAACCTGGGGTTTCTGCCCAGCAATATGCCATAGCGGTACTGTTCGCTGCATACCAAGGGCCCATAGTAAACACACTATTTGATGGAGCAGTATTATTCCATGGTTCATATCTCGTTTCAGGCGCTGATTCTGTGTTAAGTCTGATACGTGCAGTTGGTCCAACGCTTTTATGATAAACGTCCCAATTATGACCCTGGTTACGGGCTTTTACAAGCATAAAATCAGGAGCTCTATCTAATCCATGGCCCATTGTACAAGTAACACCGGGATGTGTAAAACTGACAATACTAAACCCGGCATCTTGGTTTGCCCGCAACGTAGTTGTTACACTTCCGGTTGTATTTGTACTGTTACTCGCCTGGCCAGTGCTCCAACCATATCCAACATAATTTGTTCCGATTTTGTTAATACCATTGTGCGCATTACTACCATTCGGATTAGCATTCATAGTAAACCCGGTGCTGCTAAAAGACACATGAGGATCATCATTGTAATTGTCTTCTACAACATTTTGATTGGGATATAGAGCAGCACTTCCATTGGAAGCTCCTGGCAAATTTGCTCTTACACTATCATAGCATCTCCAGTGATGTGCCTCACCGCCGCTATAGCTTTTAATCATAACGAAATCGACCGGAATTCCATAATTAATTGTATGACCATTGGCAGTAGTGCCTTCCCAGCTTCTAATACGGAAATTACTATCAGGCGTTTCTAAATAAGTGTGTGTACTTCCTATATTTTGAGTACATAACGCCAAATATCCAGACGGCGGCTGGTATTGGAACTTACCATAACCGTTGTCATCGCTGTACCCGTTTCCACCATTTGAACTTACAAACGTTCCTTGTCCGAAATTGCTGGTGCTTATGCAAGATGAGTTAGGTCTGTTGATATAAGTCAGATATTCGCCGTTATCCAGTGCATTCGTAAGTTCGTTATTCAAAGCTAATGCATTAAAAGATGCGTCAACCGCACCATTCTTCCACATTGTGCAAGTTCTGTTATCGCAATCCAGCATAATAGATATAATATCACCATTTCCATATGTAGTTCCAATATTAAGCTCAGAACCGTCATATTGTCGACGGCCGTCATTGCGCCAGAACAATGTATCGCCGGTTATCCAGCCCTGCACGTTCCATCCAGCAGCCATATTGTGCACACCAAAATGGTCAGAGTTATACCCAGTTTCTTTTTTAAATTCTGCGTACCACTTGCCAGTATTAACACCTAGGTTGGCTACCGCGTTATTTGTACTATCTACTGTAACTCCATTAGAGCCTATAACGCCATCTGTCTCTGTGTTATAGAGATTATGAGTTGCAAACACATTTGTAGCACTGTCTTGTGTTGTGTCACCAGAAGACCAACCAGTAAGTGTAAAAGTAAGGCTTGTCCCAGCTAAGTTATTAGTTACATCAGATGAATCGCTTAGGGGCAAGAAAAACCCGTTTGTACCAAATCCACCACTACCACTGTTTACACTTGCGATAATAGCATTTGGATGTTTAGGTTTCCATCTGTTATATTTAGTTGAAGCAAATACGCTAGGGGCAAGTGCTTGACCATCAACAAAACACATATCACACATATTGCCTCTAAACGGCTCATTCCCACCAGCAGAAGCTACGCCAATACCGTGTACTATATTTGCAACATTAATACCGGTAGTACTAGTCCTGTTTTGTGGAACGACATAGTAATCATAATTAGTATCTACTTCTGCTAATTCTCCATTTACGTACATACGCATTCTGTCAGTGGCATTACTAGCAGTAGTGTCAACGACCGCAACGACGTGATAATAGGTATTTGTATCTAAATATACCGCTTTGGTATTATGGCTGCCTGCTGGATAATCATAAAATATCCGAAGAGTATCGTCAGCACCACCATCAAATCGTACGGCGCCTTCGCCTGCTCTAAGTATAATACATTGCTCTGACATCGGGTGAGCTCTTTTAACCCATGCGCTAAGAGTCCACTTACTGGTGTTGCCGGTAACTGAAGGTGTGTACGTTATGTAAGCCATTTATTATGCTCCAAATGTGGTTGAACCGGCCTGGAGATAGTTTTCCAGTACCGTAATGCTAAAGTTACGCGAGCTAGATTGATTTTCGCTATCGACTGCTGTTACTGTTATATTATATATTGTATCGGAGCTAACATTAGCTGCCGGAATTCCTGTAATTGATCCTGTGCCACTCATACTCAATCCGCTAGGTAAGCTTCCGCTAGTAATGCTAACGTTAGAAGCTACACCATCTTCAGTAGCACCGACATTAAAGTTTGCTGAATCTTCATTGTCTACTAATGATCCTAAACTTCCGCTTGGTGTATTAAACACCGGAGTTCCGTCAACATCAACTCCGTTAGGTGCGTTTGAAAGTGAGCCAGACCCATTAGTTACATTAACCTCATATGTACCTTCGCTGAGAGCAGGTACTACTGCTGTCATTAAGATACTACTTACTCGTGAACTTGAAGAAGCCGCAGTTGAAGTTCCAGATAGTACAAAATTGACCGTAGCTCCGGTATCAAAACCAACACCGTTAACGGTAATAACATCTCCCTCCGAAATCGCAGTTTGTGATCCAGGAAGAGATACACTGGTAATCGTGACACCCGGTGCAATTGAAACCCAAACAAGGTCGCTAATATATTGCTCTAATACTCCCTTGTCAGTATTGAAACGAATCATACCTGGAGTAGGAGATCCAGGGCGTTGAGCAGTCGTGCCTGAAGGAAGCAACACGTAACCAGTACCGGTGAACTGAAGGTTACCGGCCATCGTCTCATCAACATCGTCACGCAAGAACTGGCTTGAGTCAAGGGTATCAATTAAGTCAGAATTTACCTTACCGTCAGTCGCTGTATATTGCGCCATCAATGCAAGTTGTGATGCTTTAGTTGCCAT